CCTTTTTCCCGCAAAAACGCCCAAAACTGGCAACGCCGGAATCATAGGAAAAGGGGGTGATTTTTGTGTCAGTAGGGAATAAAGGTGGCAGGCCGCGCAAGCTAATCGCCTTGTCGAATCGCCGTATCAGCAAAAAAGACAAGCTGGAAAGGCAACGGCAGGAAAGCGCAATTAAGACGGACCGCGAGCAATTAGAGGCGGCGCCTGCATGGTTGACTGACGAGGCCAAAACTGAATATTTAAGAGTGGTTCAAGAGGCTGGGAAAGTGCCTTTTTTAGATAACCTCGATTTGCATTTTGTCGCGATGTATGCGGACGCATACCACCGTTATATCCGCGCCGCGGAACAGCTCAAAAAGCATGGTGACGTCGTTAAGATGGAAGATGGCACCGTTGCAATTTCCCCATTTTTAGCGGTTATGAAAAAAGCAGAAGATACGATTTTCAAATGCTCGTCGCGTTTAGGGCTGGCAACGACAGACCGTTTGCGGCTGATTGTGCCTAAAGTGGAGGAAAAGGCAGAAAACAAATTCCTAAAGTATTTGAAGGCGTGATTAAATGAAAATTGCAGACAGAACTACTGCCTACGCGAAACTCGTGGTCAGCGGAAAAAGGCTCGCAGGGAAGTCTGAAATCCAAGCCTGCAAACGCCATCTTGACGATATGGCCAATAAGGATTTCGAATATATTTTTGATGTTGCGGAGGCCGAGCGCCATATCAATATCGCGAATGATTTAACCATTGGTGAAGGTGCGGAATCGAAAAAACTGGTGACACGCGGGTTCCAAAATTTCATAATCGGGAGCCTGTTTGGGTGGCGAAAAAAGCGGTCAAAATTAAGGCGGTTCCGTGAGGCGTATGTGCAGGTCGCAAGACAGAACGGGAAGTCCTTTATTGCCGGCGAAATGTGCAACGACGTCGCCTCCTTCTCCGGGTACCAGCGCGGCCGTGTTTTCTGTACAGCCACGAAACAAGACCAAGCGAATATCGTTTGGGATGAAGTGGATAAGTTTATCGAGTCGGACGCCGATTTGATGGGGCTGTATAAAATACGCAAGTATGACCGAACCATCACCAGCCTTATCACGGGTACCACGATTAAAGCTATCGGCCGTGACACCAAATCCGCCGACGGTTTCCGGTCAATTTTGGCCATAGTGGACGAGTATCATGCACACCCGACGAATCAGATGTATAAACTTATGCAGGACGGTCAACTAGCGGTTGACAATGCTCTCACGTTTGCCATCACGACCGCGGGTTTCAACTTAAACGGCCCTTGCTACGAACATTATCGTTTTTGTAAGCAGGTTTTATCCGGCAATGTGAAAAAGGATTCCTTGTTCATTTACATTGCGGAACTGGATAAAGAGGACGATATTTGGGATAGTAAAAATTGGGCAAAGGCGAACCCGTTGCAGTTATGGGAGGACGACGAACATATTGATAAAGCTATGTTGGCGCGTATGGCAGAAAAAGCCATTGACGCGAAAGAAAAGCAAGGCGATGAACTGGTCAATTTTTTAACAAAATCGCTGAATCAATGGGTAACGTTCACCGGCGGCGCCCTGCTTGATATGGACAAGTGGTACGAATGCGGAACCGGAAAAACCTTGCAGGATATGAAAGGGCGGGAATGTTATTTAGGCGTTGACTTGTCAAGCGGCGGCGACCTCACTTCAATAGCATTGCTTTTCCCGTTACCGGAAAACCGGGTATACATTTGGAGTCATAGTTATATGCCGGAATTACGGTTACAAGAGCATATTAAAACGGACGACGCCCCGTATGGGATTTGGGCTGGACAAGGACTTATAACTTTGACCTCGGATATGTACGGTATTAAAACCGATTACAAGGCCATAATTGCAGACCTAGCAAAAATTATCAAGGACTACGATTTGAAGGTGGTTTCGTGCGGGTACGATAACCACAACGCGGCGACATTTCTTGCCGACCTTGAAACCGTTTTGGACTGCGATTTGGTGGAGGTTAAACAGTCCGCCCGGAGCCTAAACGACCCGACCGTTGATTTTCAACTTACAGTAAAAGCGGGCCTTGTCGAATATGATAAGGCGAATTCCCTTTTGACATGGAGCGCGGTTAACGCCGTTATTTCCCAGCCGAATTCTTTTGGAGAAATAAAGGTGGACAAAATGACGCAAACGCGCCGTATAGACCCCATAGACGCCATTATCGACGCATGGAAATTATATTTCCTTAACAAGCATAGCGCCGACGTAGAGGCCGACGCGGACGAATGGCTGGCCATGATGGAACAGTAAAGGAGGTGAGAAAATGCAGATTTTCAATAAGATAAAACAGGCTTTTTCCAACAACGCTCAACAAACCATTACCATGAGTGATGTCATGGAGTTATTTAGCGGCCGGGCGAACAATTACACCGCAGATATTTCAGAGGTAACATATTTCACCTGCATGAAAGTTTTATCGGAGTCGCTGGGGAAAATACCCGTGTATTTAATGGACGGGGATAAAAACCGGGTGACTCATGAAACAATGTATTGTTTAGGCGCGTCGCCAAATGCCATTATGACGCCGGTTCAATTTTTCACCACATTGGAATATAACCGGAACCACTACGGGAATGGATATGCGTATGCAGAACGGCGGCAGGGTAAACTTGTCGGCCTGCATATCTTAGACCCGCGCCGGGTTCAAATTTGGGTGAATAATTTAGGTGAGTTCCCGTTGTGGAAATACTATTACCGTTATGACGCAAACGGGAAAGAATTTTATATCAATCCGGAGGATATTATTCATGTACGGTCATGGATAACGGAGGAAAGCGGTTTGGCAGGCAAGTCGGTCCGGGAAATTTTGGCCGACACGATGACCGCAAATAAAGAAAACCAAAAATATATAAATGACTTATACGCAAATGGTATGACCGCCTCCGCCGTGGTTAAGTATATCGGCGATTTGGACAAGGAAAAAAGAAACCGGGTTATCAGTGTAATTGAAAACCAAATTCAGAACAGCAAGTCGAAAATGTTTTCGGTTCCTATCGGCTGGGACGTTCAGCCTTTAAACATGAAACTGACCGACTCGCAATTCTACGAACTGAAAAAGTATAACGCCCTGCAAATTGCGGCGGCTTTTGGTTTATCCCCGGACCATCTAAACGATTATACGAAGTCCAGTTATAACAATAGCGCAATGCAGAATTTACAATTCTACGTCAACACATTGTTATACAACTTGTCTATCTACGAGCAGGAAATGAACCGAAAGCTCTTAACCCGGCGCGAGCAGGAAAGCGGGCTGGGGTATAAATTCAACGTATGGACCATTCTGCGCGGCGACCCGCAACAACAAGCGGACGTCCTGCAAAAAATGACACAATCCGCCATTTATAGTGTAAATGAGGCCCGCAATAAATTAGACCTGCCGCCCTGTGATAATGGGGACGTTCATATCGTGAATGGTTCTTATGTTAAGCTCGAAGAAATTGGAAAAGCCTACGAAACGAAAGGGAGTGAAAGCAATGCTGAAAATCAAAAACAAAACTGATACTTCCGCTGAAATTTATATTAGCGGGGACATTATTGACGACGCCGACGGGGATTTTCTTTCCGTCGTGTGGGGCGTCGAGCAGGGTTATGAGTGGCCTGCAAAAATACGCCAGCAGTTAGAGGAATTGAAGGGTAAAGATTTAACCATTTACATCAATTCCGATGGCGGCGTAGTTGCGGCCGGTGTTGCAATGGCGAATATGATTGCTCGCCACGACGGACACACAAAGGCCGTCGTCGATGGTTGGTGTTGCAGTATTGCGACGCAGATTTTCTTCGCCGCGGACGAGCGGGTGATGCCGGAAAATGCGTATTTGATGATTCATAAACCGTCTGTCGTGGTGGCTGGCAATGCGTTTGATTTACGCAAGACTGCCGAGGTTTTGGACACCCTGCAAGAAGGGCTTGAAACGACGTACCGTAAAGCCGCCCGCGAGGGTGTTGCGGACGACCATATCCATGACATGGTAAACGACGAAACGTGGTTAACCGGCAAAGAGGCCGCAGAAATTTTTGATATCGAATTGCTTGAACCGGTTGAGGCCGTTGCTTGCGCTGGCAAAAAGTTTGTCGATTTCAAAAAGGCGCCGAAGGATTTGCATTTCTCGGCCCGGGATAAACCGGAGCCGGAGCCCGTTATTGTTCCCAAACAGGAAGAACCTGTTAAGGATAAAAATGCCGTTGAAAAATGCCGTGTAGAAACGGCGCTCGCACTTGCGAAAGGAGTTTTGTTAAAATGAAAAAGAGCGATGAATTGAGAAAAGAAATTGACGACCTGTCTGTTAAAATCGAGGATTTGCAGAACAAGGAAAATTTCGTCGAGGCCGCAAAATGGTCCAGTGAACTCAACGCACTTGTTGAACAGTACAAGGCGGCAAAAGCGCTGGAAGAAGTGGAAATTAAAAACCTGAACGCCGGCGCCCCGGTACCGGCGCCCACGAATGTTCCGGCGAACGAACTGGCCCGCCGCGCATTCAACAAACTGGTTCGCGGCAAAAAGCCCACGGACGCAGAAATGTCTGCGTATTGCAACGTGACGAACACGGACGGTCAGCCCGGCGCCCCCGGTCAGATTGAATCCGTGGACGCTCGCGGTGGTTATTTGGTGCCGACCGAACAGATGTCGCAGATTCAGGATTTGCGCAATGAGTTCACGCAGTTGCGCAATTATATCACCGTCCGTCAGACCAGTTATACCTCCGGAACGTGGCCCACGATTTCCGACCAAAACTTGAATTTTGTTCCGTTTGACGAATTGACGGATATCACGGAAGGCGATATCGGTTTTGGACAGGCTAGCTACACGGTATCTGACCGCGGCCTTATTATCCCGGTTTCTAACCAGCTTATCAAAGACGCGGACGCGGATATCGTCAGCATTTGCGGTCACGAACTGGCCCTTGCGTCCGTCCGTTCCGAAAATGCGGCTGTACTGGGTCACCTGAACGCCCTCGCCGGCGAAGGTGGTGCAAGTGCTACCACAATCACCAGTTATAAAGCACTCAACGACGCATTGTTCAAGGGCCTCAATCGCAAGTATTACGGCGGCGCTAAGATTTACACGAATCAGAGCGGTTTCCTGTATCTTGCGGACCTTGAGGACGGTAATAATCGCCCGTTGTTTGTTCCGGACGTTACGGAGCCGGATAAATACCTCTACCGCGGCAAAGAAATTGTCGTTATTGAGGACACCTTGCTCCCGAACTATGAGGCCAGCTCTAAGTCTTACGCACCCTTCTTCATTGGTAATCTTGCCGAGTATGTATGGATGTTTGAACGTCAGGGCATGGAACTCGCAGTTTCTACGGAATACTTGTGGAGAAAATATGGCACCGCGCTCCGCGGCGTAGTTCGTTTCGGAACCACGGTTTACGATTCGAACGCCATGATTGCCCGTAAAGTTGAAGTCTAATTAGGGGGTGTCCATTATGGCCATCACTCTCGAAAAGGTGAAAAACTATTTGCGGATTGACACGGACCATGAGGACACTTTATTAGAACAGTTTATGGCGGCGGCAGAGTCTTATCTTGTTGCCGCCGTAGACGGTTATTCTGATAAATTGTCCGATGCGGCTTTTGAGTCGAAATCGGATATGGTGCTTTTGGCCATAATCGCGGAAATGTATTCAAACCGGGACGCCTCAAACGACCGGCGGGACACTTTCCCATTTTACATTTCCTCGCAAATTACTCAGCTCCAATACTGGCAGGAAGTAGAGCAGGAAACCCCGGCTGAACCGGAAGAACCTGCAATCGACCCAGCGCCGGAAAATCCGGACGAACCGGCCGAGCCAGTTAACCCGGACGAACCCGTGGACACGGAGGGGGGAGAACCTTGAAAAATACAGGGAGTTTAATGCGGACCACGATAGACGATTTAACGGAACGCATACAGCTATTATCCGCGGTTTATTACCGCAACGCACAAGGGGATATCTTGAAGTCCGAGGAAATTGTGCGGGCTGAAATATGGGCGAAGGTATTGCCTATCAGCGCCCCCATTGTTGACGGGCAGACGGAAAGACAAGCGGAAATCACCTATCGCGTCATTGTGCGGTATAGGGACGACTTGTTGCCGGACGACGTTGTGCAATGGCGCGGCCGCCGGTTCAAAATTACAAACACTCCGTATGACGTTGAGAGCCGCCGTATATGGACAGCCTTTGAATGTCGTGAGGTGGTGCCGGATGGCAAGACGGAACAATTATAAGGCAGGTTCCTTCTCGCGTGGTAAAGTCAGCGCGGGGCAAACGGAACAGCATTTGAAGGAATTAGGGGAACACGTTTTGCAGGCCGCGAAGGACGCGTTGAAAGCTGGCGTTGATGCCGTGGTTGAGGACGCGAAAACCCGATGCCCTGTAAAAACCGGCGTTCTCCGGGATTCCATAAAAGCGGAGCCAAATAAAAATAAAACCGTTTACCAAATTTCCGCAAATGCAAAATCGCCGCCCACGAAAAATCTTCCGAATGGGTATTTATACGGCCAAATTGTGGAATTCTCACCCAGCCGCGGCCGCCCGTTTTTATACCCAGCATTAGAGGCGAAACGGGCAGAAGTACAAAAGGGCATAGAGGACGCAATTAAAAGCGCCATACGAAAGAGGTGATATTTTTTGGAAACAATGGAAATTGAGGCGGAAGTGTATGCAGGGTTGACCGGGAAAAGTGAACTGACATCAGTTCTTGCAAAAGGAGCCGACTCCGTGTTTCACTTGCAGGCCCCCAGCGATAACCAAACAAAATATCCCTGCATTGTATATTCCCCGATTTCGGACGTGCCGGCCCTTACAGGCGACGATAAAGAGGTCGCCCATAGGGTAACTATAAGAATCCATATCATCACCCTTACAGGCGATTTTGGGGCGATTTACAGGCAAATACACAACGTCATGGAGGCGCTAGGTTTTGCAAGAGTGCAGACGACCCCCTACGCCGAGGACGATAAGAAAATATTAGTATGTGATTACAGGATAGGAGTTGATTCAACATGGCAACAGTAGGATTGAAAAATCTTTATTACGCATTGTTGACCGCGGATAGCAGTTCCGCCGTAACGTATGGCGAAATGAAAAGGGTTGCCGGGGTAAGTCAGGTAGACATCAATCCGTCGGTTAACTTTTCCACACTCTACGGCGACGACGCACCGTTTGCGACGGATTCCTCTATGTCGGAAATTGCGGTTACTATCGAAACCGCGGACCTCCCCATTGAGGACCAAGCCGCCCTCTTAGGGCATACGGTAGACCCCACAACGAAACAGCTTATCGCAAAAGCCAGCGACACGGCCCCCTATGTCGCACTTGCTTTTGAGGCGAAAAAACACAATGGAAATATCCGGTATGTCAAATTATTGAAGGGCCGTTTCTCCCCGTCTCAGGAAACTTTGCAGACGAAGGGCGAAACGGTTAACTTCACCACGCCGACACTTGAAGGGCGTTTTGTGGCCCGCGAATTTGATGGTCAGTGGAAACGTATTGCGGATTCCGATAACACGGAAAGCGCAGGCACCATCACAAATTGGTATTCAAGCGTGGAACCGGAATAAGGTAAGGACGGCGGCAGGGTAACTCCTGCCGCTTTTTTAGGAGGAAAAACAAAATGGAAAACGCGCCGAAACTGAAATTGATTACCGGTGAGGAAATAACCCTGCCGCGGCCTACGATGAAAATGTGGCGGCTTGTTGCGGAATACGACGACATGGAAAAAGAAGGTTGGTCCTTTGTTAAACTTATGGACGAGCATTCAAAAATCGTTGCGCAGATGTACGGGGTAAATGTTGACGATATAGACCCGTCGGACGTTATTCCCGCATATATGGAAGGGGCAACATACGTCATAAATGTTGCCAGCGAAAAATTGAAAAAGCTCCCAAAAAACGGGGAAACGGTGGAGGCTCCGGAATAGAGCTTTCGCCGTATGAACAACTTTTAAGGCTCTACGCCCGATATCAGGAAGGGTATAGCTGGACAGTAAAAGAAATTGACGAAACGGATATGGCTTTTTTACTTGACCAGTTATGCGTCTTAGAACGGCTGGAGGCTGAAAAGGAAATGGCATATATCGACGACGTTTTGTGAGGTGAGGAACGTGGCAAAAAACAAGGACGCAATGGGGCAGGAGGTAGACAGCCTTTACCTATCTTTAGGGCTGAACCTTGCGGATTTAGAAATGGGGTTTGATACAGCCGGTAAAACGGTCAAACAAGCTATTTCCCGCCTCAACAGCGAGGCGAATCAAGTTCGCATAAAAGCTGATATTGACGTAACCAAATTAGAGGCCGCGGGGAAATCCGTTGAGGCTCTAAAAGCAAAGGAAAAAGCGTTAACGGACGAACTGGCAATCCAGCAGAAAAAATTAGAATTGCTAAACCGCGCATACGAGGCAAACGCTAAAACCTATGGCGCCGACCATTCGTTGACTCGTGGCGTCGATACAAAACGGCTCTATCAAATGCGGGATATCGAGCAATTACGGGTTAAAATTGCCGGGGTAAATGCTGAACTTGCAAAGACGGGGCAGGTATCGACGTCAGCCTTTGCAAAATTGTCTACAAGTGTTCAAAAAGCTCAAAGTCGTGTCACGGGGGCCGTGGGCGCCGTTGGGAAACTTAACGCGGCAATTACAGCGGCCGTGGCCACGGTTTCGGCCGGCGCCGGTGTATTCGCATTGACGGATAAAGCCATGAATGCGGGGGAGGACTTATATAAGCTCTCAACACGGTTACAAATGACGACCGGTGAGGCGTCCAAACTGTCAAAAGTTTTTAAGTTGTCCGGGGTTGATATCAATAGCGTAGTGCCGTTATTCGCCCGCATTGATAAGCAAGCACTCGCGGCGGCAAAGAGCCAAAACTCGCTATCAAAGGCGATGGCGGAATATAATTTTTCCTTGACTGACAGCAAGGGAAATTTAATGCCGTATGAAAAGCAGTTGGAACAACTTGCAGGAGCATACCAACGGGCGGTGAAGGCTGGCAAGGAAGGGGAATTTGTTACAAACGT